CCTTCCGGCATGTCGTCACCCCTTCGCTGCTAGCGCGGCGAGCTCTTCGCTCTGTCGCTTGACGTTGACGTATTTACACCAGCGTATGAATTCGTCCTGCGGCATTTCCCGGCGCATTCTGTGCACCGTCATGTGCAGCATTTCGGCGATCACGTGCTCTGCTAAGAGCTCTGGGTCATTCCCCAGAAACGCTTTTGGTGTACTCCTTTCCCTGCCCGTCTCCCGAGCCGGACAGTTCTTGGATCATCATCACGACGGCCTGAATTGATCCGGCCATGTCCCCGTCGAGCCATTCCTCTACGTCGGCGCGGGTCATCGTCGGCTCAACGAGCCCGTGCGCGAGCGCGATGACTTCCGCTTCCCTGGTGGTCGCGCCGACCGTTTCGTGCGACTCGCCTCGAGTGAGCCCGCGGACGACGACATACGCGCCGTCGTCGCCAGGCAGGTCGACGCGTTCGGTCCGGCCGGTGACCTTCCGGGCGAGGATTTCCGCGCGGGATAGAGCAGCCATGATTCCCCCTGGTGTCTTACGTCTGTGTGCCGTCAGTGACCGTGCCGGTGATCTGGAAATCGCACGTCCACTGCACTATGTCGTCATTCTTGCTCGTCTCGGCGTACTTGCCGACGACCACGTTCCCGGACCGCTTGGCCTTGCCCGTGCCGACGCCGGACGGATCCCACTCGAACGCGACCGTGGTCCCCATGAGCGGCCGGAGCAGCCGCGGGCCGGCGGCCACAGAGTCGTCGATCCACCCGCCGAGCGTGAACGCCCGGGCGATCTGGCCGCCGCGGAACGTCTTGTCGTCCGAGCCGGATCCGGACTTGTCGTGCACGTCCGGGGTCTCTTCCCAGCTGTGCGTTTTCGTGTAGGTGGTGAGGTCGACGGCGTTGACCTTGACGTGCAGGTCTTTGCCGTGGTCAGCGACGCCCGTAGCCATCAGCCTGGCCTTCCTGTGATGTCGATGTGGAACGTGTACGCGATGGCCGGGTTGCCGCCGCGTTCGGTCTCGAGGCTGGGCTCGGCCGACTTGACGAACACGGTTCCGCAGGTCTGCCACTGGTGAGCCTCGAGCATGAGCTTCACCGATTGCTCTCCGCCCGAGCTCGCGAACGCGAGCGCGAGCCGGAAGACCTGCGAGTTGGTGGCCGGACCGAAGATGATCATGAGCCCGTAGTCGGCGATCCGGTCGAGCCCGGGCCCGGACTCGCCGTAGGTGATCTCCGGCAGCTCCACGTATGGCGCCGGCGGGCCGCCGCGCACGCCCTGGTCGTCGGGCACGTTGAGCCCCACGTCAGCGGCCGCCAGCACGGCGAGGATTTCGTCGAGCACGTCCTCGAGCCTCATCGCGGCATCCTGGCCCGGACCAGCCCGCCGGTGAGCATGGTTCGCACGTCGGGGTCGAGCACCGCGGAGAGCTTCACCTCACTGGAGTCCTCCGGGCTGCCCGCGGTGCCGTACGGCGACTCACGGCGCACGTTCCACCGGTTCACTTGCAGCCAGACGGCCCCGACGGCGCCGGCCGGGACAGCGTTCCACCCGAACCGGCCGAACACGCTCACGTCCACGTCACCGGGCGCGCTGGCCAGGCTGATAGCCGTGTAGACGTGCCCTTTGGCCGCGGCGTTGCGGGGCCACAGCTGGTAGCCGGACGCGCCGGCGCTGACGGCCTGGCCGTCCACGGTGACGGTGAGCCCGGTCAGGTTCTGGAGGTCGTCGACGTGCAGCAACCACCGGCCGTTGAGCGGGAACGCCCGACAGCCGTCATAGACGAACGTGCCCGGAGCGTCGAGCTGCCCGAACTGCCGGTTGCAGTAGCCGTCCACGGCCCGGGACGCCGCGGTGCCGTACGTGGCCACGTACGGGTTGTCGGCGTTCACCCGGACGAACGTCGCGAGCTCGTCCGGGTCGGCGTAGTCGGGCTCCCACGGCATGAGCGATCAGACCTCGGTCGTCGGCTCGGCGTCGGCGGCCGCAGCCGCGGCGTCGTCGCTCACCATCGCGTTGGCGGCCGCCTTGACGCCGGCCGGAACGTCGGGCGCGGCGATCTCGTCGACAACAGGCTCGGGGTCGGGCACGTTGCGGGCCGCCTGGTCGCGCTGGGCGGCCCGGAGCGCTTCCGGATTGCCCGGGGTGATCCCGAGGTCGAGCGCGTTGAGCCGCTGGCCGGTGAACGGCGACGTGGTGACGCCGGCGGACTGGAGGTCGAACACCTCGCCAGCGGACAGACCGAAGTCGGGGTGCTGCGGGCGGGCCGGCGTGCCCGGGCCGCCGGTGTTGCCGCCCTGGCCGATCTCGGCGCGGGCGAGCTGGGCGCGGAGGTCGGCGTTTTCGGCCTCGAGCTCATCCTTCGTAGGCATTGATATCCCTCAATCTTAAGGCAACTGATTTGATAGACGTAGCTCTATACCTGCTGGTCAAGCACGGGAGCAAGGTCGAACTTAGGTTCTAAATCTCGCATGATGGGACGGCCCGGCCCGGTCCGGGCCGCCCCACCTCTCCCCCACCAGGGTGGCTATGCGACCGGATCCCACGAGATCGTTCGGACGCCGGCCGTGTCGCTGACGGCCGTCGCCTGGTAGCCCCAGACGCCGAGGTCGACGTACGCGACGGCGATCTGGTCAAGCGTGAGCTTCAGCGGCGGGGACGCCCACCCGTGGACCGAGGTCCGGTCGATCAGGTACGACTTCGTGGCCGCCGTCTGGCCCGCGGCCGCCAACGCCCACGCCGGCGCGAAGTCCTGGCCCGCGACGTTGATCACGGAGTACAGCCGGTCCGACGTGCCGTTGCGGTTGGTCGGGTTGATCATCGGGAACAGCGGCTGGCCGGCCGTGTCCGCGGCGTCGGCCAGCGCGAGGTACAGGTCGGCCTGGCCGAACGCGTCGGTGAAGGCGTACCCGCCCCGGGCGAACTGCAGAAGCGCGATGCCGTGGGACAGCTCCATGCCGAGCGTCTTGCCGGCGGCCGCCCGGTCGACCGCGCCGGCGGTGAAGGTGTTCAGCGCGGTGAAGCTGCCCGCGTTGAGCAGGGTCACGGCCGCGGCCTCGAGCGCCTCGTTCACGCCTCGGACCATCTGGTTCCAGATGAGCGAGCTCACCTGCGGGTTGCCGCCCTGGTCCCAGACCTCACGGTTGATGCGCGCCTTGCCGGAGTAGCCGGACGGCGTCACGGTCTGGTTCGTGGTCGTGAACGTGCCCGTGGTCGGCTCGGTGCCCGGGGTGTGTGCGGCCACCAGCCCCGACGCCGTGTTGAACAGCGGGAACACGAACGGCGTGATGTCGGCCAGCGCGCCGGAGTTGATCGCGGACCAGATCGGGTAGCGGTACTGCCGCTGGTCGACGTACATGTCCGGGCGTTGCTTGTTCGGGTTGACCTCGTCCACGTCGGCCACCGCGATGTTGAACTGCGCCGCCATCTTGCGCTGCACGAACGCGAGCGCCCGGTCGGCGGCCGCCTTGTCCCCGTCCTTCAGCGCCGTGATCATGTCGCTCGAGAAGTCGTGCGACCCCCGGGCGAGCACCGCGGCCCCGGTCTTGTCGAACCCGATCCGGTACGGCTCGGGCTCGGTCACCACGGCGTTCCACGTCGGCGCTCCGCCGTGCTGCTGGCCGGGCACGGCCAGGGCGCCGGCGTTGACGGGCTGCGCGAACTGGCCGGCCGGGTCGGCAGGCACCCGCTGGGCGACCTGGCCGGCGGACACTGCCTCAGCGACGTACGCGCCGAGCGCCGCGGAGAGCGCTTCCGCGGACTGGCCGGCCCCGGCCAGCTGCGCCGGCGCCTGCACGGGCTGGGCGAACTGCTGGGCCGGCTGCTGGGCCGGCTGGCCGTAGTTGTTCATCGGCACCATCGGCCACGGGTTCGGCTGGCCGGCCTGCGGAGCTCCGGACGCGCTCGGGACGAACCCCTGCGCGACGTACTGGCCGATCTGGTTCGGCTGCTGGGGCTGCTGGGCGGGGTAGAGCTGGGCTGCGACGGCGCACGCCATCCCGTTGGGGTGGGGTAGCCCGCAATGCTGGCAGTTCATCTGACCTCCATATTTGCTCGCGAGCACCTTGGTCACGCGCGCGCCGGTGAATGCGGGATCCGGGGTAATCGCCGTTTCGTTCCACGTGGCCCGGACCACATCGAACGTCTGTTCTGCCTCGTTCCACTGCACGTCGCCGTCCGTGGGGTCGAGCGAGAAGTCGACCCCCACGGACAGCCCATCGGCCAGCCCGCCCGCGGCGTCCATGAGCAGCTGGTCGCGCTGCATCTTGGTCGGGGAGCCGTCCGGCCCGTCGAGCACGTGCAGCGTGACCACGGGGCCCGCTTTGGTGTCCTCGACGTTCTTGGTCACGCCGACGTAGTCGCCGTGGTCCTTGGTCGCGCGCAGCCGCGCAAGGTTGGCCGCGTCGTACTCGAGCGCGCCCGGTCGGAAGCGGAACCCGACCCCGTATTTGCGGGCCGTCGCCCCGTACGGGACGGCCAGCCCGGTAACGGTCCGCTTCTCGGTGTCGACCTTGGGCGGCGGGACGTCCGCGGCGAAGTCGGCCATCTTGAACGTGAAGCCGCTGACGTGCTGGTCGTCGGAGAACGAGCCGACCAGTTGCCGGCGGGCGGCCGGCCCGAGCTGGGGCGGCAGCATCCTAGGAAGGGCGTTCTGACCGATGCCGCCCGGCGGCAGCGCCGGCGGAACGGGGGCACCACTGGCGCCGGACTGGGCCCGGCGGACGACATCGGCCGAGATGCCAGCCTGGTCACCGATCCACCCGGCGTCAACCACGCCGAGCGCCTTGAGCCCGGACCAGTAGGTGACCAGGGTGGCCGGGTCGGGCTTGAGGTAGCCGGCCAGGTCCGCCCGGACGGCCTGGCCGCGCGGCGTCACGTCGCCCATCGACAGCCGGTCGGTGATGGCCCGAATGTACGGCCCGAAAGTGCGGTTGATCTTGTCTTGGCCGCGGTCGACGCCGTTGAAGTACGTCCGGCTGGTCGTGTTGACGCCCACGTCCTCCGGGTCGAGCCCCATCTTGAGCGCGAGCTCGAGCGAGCTCTGTTGCTGGAGCTGGATCAGCTGGAGCTCGGCCGGGCTCGGCGTCGACGCGTCCATGCGCTGCACGGCCGCCGGGATCCACGCCGGCGCGCCGCGCTTCCGGTTCGCCTTGTACTGCCCGAGGAACGCCTCGATCTCGTCATCGGTCATCTTGGCTATCGAGCGGTCCTCGGTGTCTGTGAAGAGCTCGAGGGGCCGCGGGTTGTCGGCGTACATCGCGGACAGCGCGTCCACGAGAAGCGCCTTCCGGATGGCCCGGGCGCCGGTGACCAGAAGCGGACGCAACGGCGAGTCGAACCGGATCATCTCGAACGCGCTGACGGCCTGGCCGTCGACCCACACCACCGCGCCGCGCGGGTCGACGCCGGACGGAAGCGGCGCCGGCGTACCGGTGTCGCCGTTCGGCGGCTCGAGGGAGACGTTCACCACCCGCCGCGCGCTGGTCGGGAAGCCCCGGTAGTCATAACCGGTCTTCCGCCACCAGCTGATCCCGTCGAAGATCAGATCTTCGACCAGCTGGGCGAACGTCACCACGTTGGGCACGTCCGGGTCCGGCTGATCGAGGAACGGGTTCGGGATCATGTCCAGACCCCGGTACGTGTGCAGCGGCAGCGTCGCCACCGCAGCGCAGATTTCGTCACGGCCGCGCTCTACGGCCGCGACCAGCAACGCATCGTCACGGGAGACAGGGCCACCATTCGCCCACGTCGATCCCCAGACGCCTTGCACAAGCGCGTCGATCGGGCCGCCGATAGACCAGCGTTGGAAGCCCGGTACGCCGGCGGCCGCCGCGGTGCCGAGCCACCCGCGTACGGTCCCGGCCAGTGCGGACCACAGTCTCATGATCGGGATGATACGGCCTGGTCGTGGCGTAAATGCGCTACCGCGCTACGTGGAAGCTGGAGCGGCGCACCGGCGCCGGCAGCGTCCGGGCCAGGTGGACGGCGCCGGCGGCCGCGTAGACCCCGGTGACGTGCCCGGCCCCGGGCCGGCGGTCGAACACCCATACCGCGCCGGTGAGTGCCTTCTCGGCGTTGCCCATGTGCACGGTGAGTGAGTCCTGCCCGGAGTGCAGCACCCGCTCTTCCCCGACCAGCGCGGCGAACCCCATGCAGACGGCCGGCGCCTCGGTCTTGATCTCCGCGACCTGCACACCCCGGGGCGGCCACTCGACGCGTCCCTCTTTCGGCTGGCCGAGCTCGGCGGTCAGCGCGGCCGCTCCGGAGCGCGGGAACCAGCCGAACGCGTACGGCCTCACCCGCTTGAGCCAGCCGGGCAGCTCCCGCCGGAGCGTCGCGAAATCGTCCCAGCTCTTGACGACCTCCACCCGCACCCGGTCGTCGTCGAGCACCGCGGCCACCACGAGATCGGCCCGGGAGAGGTCCGGGGCCACGTCGAGACACGCGGCCAGGCGCTCGCGCTCGGCGTCGAGCGTGGCCTTCACCGCGGTCCGGCCCCACGCGGCCAGGTCGATGGCGAGGTTCATCGACGGGACGCGGATGCACATGTTCTCCGTCTTGAACTTGGCCAGCGCGTCACCCCCGGCGTTGACCGCGGTCTTGGCCTGGCCGAGCAAGTCCTCGGGGTCGATGCGGTGCCCGAGGTTCGGGTTCGCCCGGGCGAGCTCGGCCAGGTCGAGCGGGTCGGCGTCGACGGAGCATTGCCACAGGAACGCGCCGGCGCGGTAGTCCCCGGGCGCATCGCGCCGGCGCTCGAGCACGTGCTCGGGCCCGACCTCGTCAATCCACGAGATCATCTTGAGCGCCGCGGCCTCGGTGTCGTTGAGCACCACGGACCGGTCGGTCCCGGCGTTCGTGATCCCCCAGACCTGAAAATTCCTCACGGCCTGGCCGGCCGGGACGGACGCGGCCCACGCCGAGTAGTCGTAGTGCTGACGGAGCTCATCCAAGATCAGCCGGTCGACGGTGAGCGAGCGGCCGCCTTCATCGTTCGACGGGGCGATCTTGTAGCGGCTGTGCCTGGTCGTCCACGACTCTTGCTCACCGTTCGCCTCGCGCGTCCACCGGCGGCCGCGCTGGGCGGCCAGCGCCGGCGCGGCCTCGGCGATCCGGACCGACTTGTGCCAGGACTCCTTGGCGTAGTCGAGCTTGGTCGACGTGCCGAGCACCATCTCGACCTCGACCACGAATTGCCACCACAGCGCCAGGATCACCAGCACGGTCGTCTTGCCGTTCTGCCGCGCGACCTCGACCAGGAGTTGCCGGAACCGCGGCCGCCCGTCCGGCAGCACCTCGAGCCCGTGGATCAAGAGCCACCGCTGCCACGGGTCGGGCGGGTAGTGCAGGACGACGGTCGCCCACTCGACAACAGCGAACCCTGTCGATGTGTCCTCGGTCAGGGCGCACCCGCACCCGCACGGTCCGGCCGGCCCGACGACCAGCGGCGGGGTGAACCGCGCGGGGGTCGTCGATCCGTTAGCCGGCGCTTCGCTCGGAGAAGCGCTTACGGTGCTGGTCATGGGCGGCCGTGTCTGCGGACACGCCTTGCGGCGATCCGGCGGTTGGAGCGTTGCTCGAGCTGACGGCGCGGCCGGCGCGGGTGAGTCCCACGGCCGTCAGCGTACGGAGATACTGCGGTCCGATGATCTTGACGACCTCGAGGACAGACCCGAGCTCGAGATCCACCTCGCCGTTGGCGATCTGGGTCAGCGTCCGCGGCCGCGCCTTGTCGAGCAGGGTCGCCAGCTGCACGGCCCACTCAACCCCGGCAACGTCCTCGGGCCCAAGCTGGGCCGCTCGGGCGGCTTGGCGGACTTTGGATACGTTCGTCACGGTATGCGCCGTGGGGTGTGGCGATGCTGGGGAGAGAGACAGAACAGA